ATTTTGATCATGTGTTTGTCCATCCCAAACTGGATACAATCCATTTGCATTATCCCATAATGTATCTTCCATAAAGATATTTTGTCTACTCAGTGCCAATTTAATTGTATTATTATCAACAACATTAACATAATATATTCCAGTTTCTATACCAATTACACTTGTAGCATTAAGAGCACCAGTAAGTGGATCTATACTGCCCAACCTAATTCCACTGATATCTGTACCTACTCCTGCTAATCCTGGTTGTAAATATACCTTCTCACCATTTAAAAAATTATGATTAGTAATTGCTATACCAGTTCTATCACTACCAAGACCAGCAGAAGTAAATGTTTTTGATCTATTAGTTGTACTTGTTATTCCTGATGGATATCCAGAAAAAGCAACATAAGTATTACCTTCTCCATCAACAAAACTATTTTGTATATCAGTTAATACATTATCAACATCAGTATCCAAACCATTAGAAACAAAATTTAGTTTTTTTCTAACTTCATATTCTGCATCTTGTATGGGAAGTTCAGCTAATTGTCCAGAACCTGTTGTTCCTTCAGTTCCGCTACCATTATATGAAAACTTATAATCATTAATGACTTCTGTTACATTAACATTGCCATCTATAGGTGCTCTTGTTTGTTTATGGAGTATGTTTACTCTATCAGTTTTCTTTAAATAATGTCTATCTTTGGTAGTAATTGATTTATTAACAGTGTCAATACCTACATTGACATGTATATCAGTATAAGAAACATTATTATATCTCCAAGAATTAAATCTACTATCAGTTTCTGAAGTTTTTTGACCAAGATATTTTACTCCTATTTCATCCCCAACTTTATAAAATTTTGTAGACTCATAAGTATCATCTATACCAGATATTGATCCAACTACTCTCATCTGGCAAATTCTTGTTGGATCATTATCCTCATAACTAAAAATAAAATTATCAGTTATGATAGAATCACCTTCTTTTAATGTTTCTGTTAAACCAATGCATCCATAAAATTGATTATATGATTTTGATGTATATTCAACCTTATTATATGTTCCAACAGAATCTCGATAATAAAAACATCCTGCAGCATCAAATCCAACAGTAGAGTCAACTGTAACTACTGTTTCGGTGGAATCTTCTAATACCTTTGTTTTATTACTAATATTAAAAGTATCTACTAATGTTTCCTTTGAAATATAAATTTTATAGTATGTTTCATTACCTAAAAATATTTCTTCTACGTTTGCAATAGCACCTCTAGCAGTACTACCTTCTACCGTATCACCTTGATATACTGTAGAAAATTTAGTGTTTTTTGGATCTCCACTAATTCTCTGTACGATCATCTCATAAGCATTCATCCATTCTGCATCAGAAGCAGCAATGGTGCTATCGAATGGTTTTACAATTGTAACTTTTTTACCAAAAAGAACTTTGAATAGAATATCAAGTGAAGTGTCTGTTCCTTTTGATGTATAAAAATCTTTTGCTCTTGTTAGTATATTTTCAACAGAAAGTCCTGGTGCAAATGCTCTTTTTTCTACTCCTGGAAGGAATTGATCCTTAAATTTATTATAAAACTGTCCTAAAAATACAAAATTGAGGTTTAATATTACACTACCACCAGCATGTTCTTCTGCTTGAGTATCACTAAAAGTTAGAAATTCTGGATTTCCTTCTTGTTCAATTGCACTAACACCACTAAATCCACGTTTACATCCAGTAAATGAATTAGCAGTTTTACCAGTATATGTAATTATTTCATTATCAATTTTTAAAAGACCATAAGAATCTGGAAATCCTTTGGTATGATTGGTGTATATTACTTCATCAAAAGCAAATACAGTATATGGGACAACACTTTCATCAGGTAAAGTCACATAAGGTGCTACTACTACAACTTGTGGAGGTACACTTGTGCCAGGTGCTGGTATTGTTTGTGCTCTTACAGTTTCAATTTCAGATAAGTATGATATTTTCTTATATTCTGCTAAATTATCAGCAAGATTTGTTGCTCCGTAATCACGTTCTTCTGAAATATAATACTGTTCTAGAAATTCTTTAAATAAAGGATTTTCCTGACCAATAAAATCAGGTATCAAACTATTCAGAATATTTGAAATTTTTACTTTATTATCTGGCATGTTCTATCTTGTATACTGTTTAGTGCTTACGAAACTTGATGGTGGTACATAACCCACTCCAGACCTATTAGAACCAGAAGTGAGGACATCTTCTAATAATGTCAACTTGCTATTTGCTGTAGTATCTAGCACAATATAAAGGTTTTGTTTTGCGACAATATCATTAGATTCTGGTATTACCTCAATTTCAATTCTATTTAACAACCCACTAGAGGAGATGGATACAGGATATAGTATAATTTCACCCTTCACATAGTCTACTGTACCAGCATTTAAATTAATATAATTGGGTTTACTGTCAACTATAGTGAAAAATCTTATTGTCCCAAGTGTTCCAGTATCATCATTTGGCATATCTGTAAGATAAACATCACCTATTACACCATCAATTTTAAATGAAGATGATCTTATATTGAATCCTTCAGTATCAGCATGGAATTGATTACCATAACATAACTCATAGTTAGCAAATGCATTATAAACAGGAACTAAATCACGTCTCATTTTGAGAACAGTGATATTAGATGTTACAGAATTACTAACTTTATCAATAATATTCAACAATTTACTGTACTTTAATCTTCCACCAAATGAGTTAATATCACTTGATTTTGAGTACATTTGTATTGCTTTCTTTATATTTGATGCTAATCCTTCAGCATTATCAGTATGTCCTGGATTATATGATACTGTTGAGTCATATTCAATATACAAATACTTCAAATCTACAAATTCTTGCTTGATTCCAGCAACAGTATATTGTTTAAGTCCTGATTTAATTTCTGCTTTTGTTACATCAGATAGAAATTCACCATTTTTTGGTTTAATTGTAATATAAACTTTACCGTATTCTGGTG